TTGTACATCTTCATGCAGATCAGGCATAGGTATAGTTTCACCAAGATAGTTCACAGTCGGATGTTCTACCCACGGTGTTAATGAATAGTATACAAAAACCCTATCCACTTCGTGTCTCACTGAATCTATTGATCTTTTTAAAAAGTCAAGACCATAGTGTATACGATATATAGCCCAACGTTCCATTACCACCATCCCATTGCATAGCCGTTACCCATTATGATAAAGAGACAGGTAACGACATGGAGTATAACCCATACCGTTCGTATGATTGCAACCCTATCTGCTTTCGTATCTTCATTATAAGCCTTTGATCCAAGAGCCTTGCACCAATAGTTCCACATTCTATCCCCAGTCGTGTATTTTCTCGTGATCATATACACTCAAACCTGCTGCAGCCCTTTCATATTCCGAGTCCATCATTTCTAACAAGCCAAGTGCAATAGCAGCTCTCTTTTGTTTTGATTCGCTGCTGTTAAAGATTACTTTATCCTTTTCATATAGGTTACCACGTTCAGCTGTACGATTGCGTTTCGTGGTTTCATCGGCTGCTGACTTTCCTGTTGTGAAGTGCAGATGTTCATTTACGACGTTTGGTATAAAGTGAGTCCGACCAATCCTTTGGCCGAGATCGAAGATCCATGTATCGTTGTATCCAAAGTTGAAGATACCTGGTGTAAAGTAACCAACTGTTTCGTACCACGTCTTTGATACGATCGGAAACGCGCAGTGCGACTCTCCATTGATAAGATCTTCGAACCACATCACATATATATCGTCGGGATACTTTTTGATCTCCTCTTCTAACAGTTCGTCCCATCTTTCAGTCCTATACATCAGATCATCGTTACCCATAATAAGAACGTCGGCGCCTCTGTCGATGGCGGCTTCAGCAAGAACGTTCCACGATTTAGAAACAGACTGAGGCTCACCGGTGCAGTTATGATTATTTGCTGGCTGCTTACGAAGATAATCTTCATACGCTTTTTGCCTAGGATCATCTGAATCGATGTAGTTAAATGTATAGACTCTATCTTTATTTGCCGCAAGACCATGTACGGAACTGATAAAGTTATCTAACTTACCAGGCCTTTGTCTTGTAGGAGTAAGCACTGCAAAGTTCATATGTTTATATCTTTCTTCTGCGGGACGCATAATATGTTTCGACCTTGGATAGGTTTAACTTCATTATCTTTATAGATCGACATTGCATACTTATACAGTTTTTCACTGTGATCCTCATAATTAACATGCCTTACGCAATCTTCAAAAGATTCAAAGTATAGCTCTTTTCCAGCATTATGAGTTATAAGAACACCATCGTCACCCTTGTATGCTTCAGGAAAGAGTAGAACGACAAGTATAATCCATTTCATGTTCGTCTCCAGTATTCTGCTATCCATGGGTTTGGTTTAAATTCTACTCCCCAAGGATGAGTGATTTGATTGATCGCTTGATGCGGACGTGGTTCACCGTGAAAACATATGATAGCCGTTTCTTCATCAAGACCGGTTTCATATATCTGATACTTGTATGATTTTAGTTTACCAGGCCACTGATGTTGAAATAAATCTACAGGTATACGAAGTTGCTGAAATATCTCATGTAGTAACTCGCCATCACCACGTATGTTCTTTGTAATTTCTTCTTGGCGGTCGTAAAATATATCGTATATGAAATGAGCCCAATCTCGTTTCCATGCCAGGACGCCCGATTGAAATACATTGCGATAAGCATCGGGTTGCTCGTACTTATTATTTACTCCAAGGTTCTCGATACCGCAAAAGTCACGATCGTATTCTAGGAAGAAGTCTATGTTGCCTGTGATAACAGTATCGAGATCGAAGTACACAACGCGATCATTAAGTGTACCATCGTAAGTATGATGTTTTGCAAAGAGGTATAGTTTATTCCACCAGCCGTTCAGTCCAGTGGGAAGCGGTACACAATCAATTCCTTCGATCGGTCCATCCGTAAACGCTTTGAAACGAAACGGTACATTAGTGTTTCGCTGCACCATTTCTTTAAGGATATGAACATATTCATCAGAGTATTCCGTTCCCCACTTGACGCATACAACATCAATCGACATTATTTATACCACCCACTGTCTTACGAACAATGTCTTCTGATATTTCATTCAAGTAGTAGACTTCAAGAGCCTGAGCCGGCTCGTCGGTCGTCTTGAACATATGATACTCATTAGGAGCTACAGATGTGTATTGACCCTGAAAGAGAGTCGTTGTATCTACAAGATCGTAGTCGTTCTTATGAACCTCGATGTGGAGCTTTCCTTTGATCACATAGAACATGTTGTACTTGAACTCGTGTTTATGTAACGAGCATTGTGATCTCGGATTGATATCGATGCGATGAACCTCGACCATCGATGTCGTCAGAAGGGTTTCAGTTGTTCCCCAGATCTTTCCGTGCTTCATCGTATAATCGCTTTTCTTTCATTTTACGAACGAGAAACATATCCCATGACTCACCGGGATTGCCTATCGTCGGCAGTTTATCAAATATATTATACTTTAGTTCTTCATCTTTGTCAATAAGTGGTATCTGTTTACTTTGCATCCTATAAACTCATTGTAGTATTGGTCAGGATATAACAAGCAGTCTGACTCAAATTGTAACTTAGCTTCATAGTAACTCATCTCCGCTTTCTTTTTACATAGGCGTATGATTTCACGGTGGAAGTTATCTCTTCCTTTCTCTTCTACAAGTAGCTTAACTGATTCGCTTGAACCGTAGTAGTCCTGCCAATCCGTTTCAACGATTTTAGTTCGCCTTCTTTTCTTACCCTTAAGAGGTGGTAGTTTTCTTTTTGAGATTAAGCCTTTCTTACCGATGTATTTCAGGCCATTTGAAAGATCTGTGATCACATATACCATACCTACGTAATCACCTATCATTTCACTCGTAAAGGGTTCATTATTATAATACCAAGTCATATATTATATATAACTTATAATTGTCTGTCCTTCTCTAAACTGAGTTTATCTTTCATACTCATAACATAAGCTGCGATCGAGAGTACAAGTATCGCTCCTGCTTCTGCCATCAGCACTAATGGATCTGCATCTTTACTATTCAGAACGATGAGTCTACAGAGCGCTGTGATAGCGATTACGATCGGTAAAGTAACAGGTATTCGATTGCTTGTGTAAAACACTCCGACCATACCGACGATCTCTGCATAGATGAACAACAGAAAAAGATCTGCCAGTTCTATCTTCATATCTATCCACACCATCTGATATATATCGAGTCCTGCTGCTATCATCGTAAGTATACCTATGACAGCGAGTAACCCTTTTTCACTTACTTCAGTGGTCCAATGTAATTTACTTTTGATTATATCACTCCTTAAAAATCAATACATCTACCTTTGTGTTCCCAATCACCATAGCGAGTGGCATCTTTATTATAATCCGTACGCCCATCTATTTCATTTGGTAGATTTTCGGTGGCAGCAGAATATACATCAGGCTTATGTATGTCAGTTATACTTTCTGTAAATTTATGAGTAGTCGTCGTTATCTGGGTCGGACCATTCATATCCTTCTTCTTCGTCGTCGTCGTCTTCTTCTTCCCAGAAAAGATCTGCTCCACAGAACGGACAGTATGCTGGATCATGTTCTTCATCATTGTACTTTAACTCGAAATCTGCACCACAATCAGTACATATTATCTTTTGTTTCATTCATCTCTCTTATGTTGCCCAAACTTCATCCCAAGAACCGGAGAGTGCTCCCTTTGCATAATCAGTCGCGCGATTCTCAAAGAAGTTTGTATGAGTTGGTGCATTAATCATTTCTTCTACCCAGGGTAATGGATTCTTTTTAACTTTAAAGATACCTTTCATTCCCATGGATATCAAACGTCTATCCGCAATGTAACGAATGTACTGCTTGATCTCACTATCTCGCAGACCTTGCACGGGACCCATGCTGTATGCAAGATCGATAAAGGAGTCTTCGAGCTCAACCATCTTTGTACAAACAGAATAGATCTGGCTCTTTGTTGCATCATTCCATACTTCACGATTCTCTTCGACATATGTACGGAACAACTGAATTACACCTTCGGCATGTTGTGTTTCATCGACGATTGACCACGTAACGATCTGTCCCATACCTTTCATCTTGCCATGACGTGGAAAGTTCAACAGCATAATGAATGATGCAAAGAGTGCAAGCCCTTCGGAGAAGGCAGAGATTGCAGCCAGTTTGACAGGAAGCGCAACACCGTTGTTGATCTTCTTCACAAAGTACTCATGCTTCTCTCGCATTACATCGTATTCCATAAACTCGTTGTATGTCGTTTCCGGCATACCGAGCGATTCGATCAGATGAGAATATGCTGCAATGTGTAAGGCTTCACGCGCAGCAAAAGAAGAAAGCATCATACGTACTTCAGGCTGCGGAAACTCTGGCAAATAATTCTTTACATATCCGCCAGCAACATCGATGTCAGCCTGTGTAAAGAAACGAAAGATTTGTGTTAAGAAATACTTTTCTTCTGTACTTAAACGGTTTTTCCAATCTTTTACATCCTCAAGCATAGGAACTTCTGTATGTAACCAGTGAGACTGTTCATGCTTCAACCATCTGTCGTATGCCCACGGATAGTGGAAAGGTTTGAAGTAGTCTCTCTCGTCCTGAAGCTTAAGAGTCTTGGCCATTGTAGTATTCCTTTAGTCCTGTGTATCCACCCTCAAGAAGTTCACCATCGATGAAGATCTGAGGGACTGTTTTTAAGTTGTATTCTGCCATGATGGCTGATGCTTCCATCACATCAACTTCTTCATACTCTTGACCATGAAATTTAAGCAAACTTTTTGCGGCATCACAATATCCGCATAATATTCCGGTGACTATTTTTACGTTCATAGCCATTTATCACGCAATACTTCAAGTTTATCTTTTGCTTCCGCGATGCGTTCGATCTGCGTATCAACAGCTGCAGTTATGTCAGGGTGTTCTCCGATACCTGCAGGATTTGAAAGATACACTCCAACGTTCGCCTCGCCCTCTGCGATAGCCGCTAGATATTTTTGTTCCAGTGCTTTTAACAATTCAATCATTTATCCCTCGCAAGCTAAACATTCTTCGCCAGCCGCAAGTGCCGACATATCTATTTCTTGTATGATCTGTCTCTCGATTCGTTTCGAGACACGATCTGCTTTGCCGATCTTTTCTGATCGGCAGTAATACATTGTCTTTAGTTGTTTCTTCCACGCTAAAAAATGAACAGCGTGCAGATACGAAATATTCGCATCTGGTCTAAAGAAGACATTTAAAGATTGTGATTGGTCGATATACTCCTGACGATCAGCGGCATGCTCAATAACCCAACGCTGATCAATTTCCATTGCTGTTTTATATATATCTTTCTCATATTCCGACAAGCATTTAAGGTTTTGAACCGAGCCATCATTTGCGATGATACTCGACCAAAGCTTGTCGTAGTCCAGTGAACTATCCTCTTCGCATTTTTGTCTTAAAAGTTTATCAAGGTACTTGTTCTTATTTAAAAAGGAACCGCTAAGCGTATCTTGACGGTAGGCATTAGCTCGCCACGGTTCAATCGAGGGGGATGTATTACCCATGATGATAGAAGACGAGGCGTTTGGAGCCACTGCCATGACATGACTACATCTCCGTCCAGTTCCTTCAGCATCGGGAGCCTCACCGCGTTCTCTTCCAAGTTTAAGATTAGCCTCGTCAAGACCTTTTCGGATATGCCTAAACATTCTGATGTTAGCGGATTTTGCAAGGGCAGATTCCCAGGGCATTCCCTTTTTCTGTAGGTAGGCATGGAAACCGAGTGCTCCGACTCCGATCGAGCGTTCTCGCATAGCGGAAAACTTAGCACGAGCAATATTGTCAGGAGCGTTATCGATAAATTTATCCAGGACGTTGTCCAACATTTCAAGAATGTCATGCAGGAATCTTTTATCTTTTGACCATTCATCGAAGTATTCTAGATTTACTGAAGAGAGACAACATACCGCTGTTCTTTCTTCGTTAGTAGGTAAAATAATTTCAGAACAAAGATTTGACTGATGAATCTTAAGATCACGTTCCTTAAGCCATGCCGGTAATTTACGGTTAGATTCATCAATAAAGTGCAGATAAGGTTCACCCGTCTGCATACGCATTTCAAGTATACGCTGCCAAAGGTCACGCGCTGATACAGTTTCCCGCACATCACCCGTATGCGGATCCTTCAGCTGCCAAGAATCATCAAACTCAGGATCGGTCATACAGGATTCAAGTACCTGCATAAACTCATCAGAGATATTTATACCATGATGCAGATTAAGACAACGAAAGTTTTGATCACCAGTTGGTTTTCTCATCTCCAAAAAGAGTAAAAGATCGGGATGAGATATATCCAAATAAGCGGCGTAAGAACCACGACGAGTGCGACCTTGACGATAAGCGAGGGAAGAAGCATCATACATTTTAAGATGAGGCATGACACCAGTAGACTTGTCATCAGCGCTGCGAATTCCAAAACCAATTCCTACTCCTCCTCCTAACATCGAGAGCCAGTTCGTCTCCGAGAGATTTTCAACCAGACCTTCCGCTGTATCATTAATGAAATTGAGATAACAACTAATAGGAAGGCCACGCTTAGAACGGCCATAGGATAAGATAGGAGTACTATAACTAAGCCAATGCTTGCTGACATAATCGTACAGCCGCTGAGAATGATCTGAATCAGATCCGAATGTCTTTGAAACATATGCAAACCTTTCCTGCGGTGATATCTCTTCCTCGATCATATAAGATTCTTTAAGTCGCATTGTTCCAAGATCATCGAACAACGCGTCACGATTTGGGTCAATAGTAATACCCATATGTTCCATAAACTTCTCCTAGTATAAATGCAAGTACGTACTTAAAAGATACTTTTTTGTTAGTGGTTGTTTTAATTTATTACCTCGATGTGGATGCGTCCAGTACGGAGGAAACATAACAACACGTCCCTGCTGCGGTTTAATGCTCATACCCT